AAAAAGGAGGATAAAAAGTTGAAAAATATTATCAATTTTATTACTGGTACACTAGCGACAGCGTTAGTGTATTATTTAGGTGGTTGGGATATTGCTTTACAAACACTTTTAATAATAATCGTACTTGATTATATTACTGGACTATGTAAAGCAATACATAACAAAAAATTAAATAGCGAAATAGGACTAAAAGGTATTGTCAAAAAAGTAGGATACTTAATTATAGTAGCCGTTGCCGTTATCCTTGATAGGGTAGCTGGAAATACTGGAGCGATACGTACTTTAGTTATTTACTTTTTTGTAGCCAACGAGGGTATAAGTATTTTAGAAAACTGGGGCGGTATGGGTTTACCCCTACCCCAAAAACTTACTGAAACCCTAGAACAACTAAAAAATGATAATAACCCTAAATCTAAATAGGGTTATTATATAGATTATTTTTAAAAAACGCCTTAAATCTTAATTTAGGGCGTTTAATTTTTCCAAAAGGAGGTAAAAGTTATGGAAAATGAGGAAATGTTAGAGGTACAAGATACTTTTAACGAGGACGGACTTGACGTTTTAGTTGAGGACGGTACTGTTGAAAATGTTGAGGAGGTGGTTGACAATGGAAATGAGAACGAGTAAACCTAAAGCTGGTAATAAGTTTTATATCACTAAATCAAAAGGCGGATACTCTACTTGTATCCAAGGTAAACCAACTGACGCTAATTGTAATGTCTTAGCTAACTGTGTTGGTTATGCTTGCGGTAGATTTAATGAAATTATAGGGTCAATGAAATATCCTAGCTTAAATTGTAATGCTGAAAACTTTATCGAAAGAGCTAAAAAAACATACGGCTTACAAGTTGTACCATACCCTACTTTAGGTGGTATTATGGTATGGGCTAAAGGTAAAGCTGGAGTAAGTAGCGACGGTGCTGGACACGTTGCTATTGTTGAGCGTATTGATAGTGCTAACCAAATATATACAAGTGAGAGTGGTTACGGCTCAAGTGCCTTTTGGAATAGTGTAAGAAAAAATACAAATGGACGTTGGGGCTTAGGTAGTGCCTATACGTTTAGAGGTTGTATTGTTAACCCAGCTATTGGAGATGTACACTATACCGAGCCAACACCTACAAAAAGTGTAGACGAGTTAGCTAAAGAGGTTATCGCTGGTAAATGGGGTAATGGTGCTGATAGAAAAACTAGACTTACTAATGCTGGATATAATTACAGCGAGGTACAAAGTAGAGTAAATCAAATATTAGCTGGTGGTAGTAAACCTCAACCAAGTGTAAGATATTACACAGTACAAAGAGGCGATACTTTAAGTGGTATCGCTAAAAAGTTAGGTATAAAAGACTGGCGTACATTATATAATAACAATAAAGATGTAATCGGTAATAACCCTAACTTAATTTATCCAAATCAAAAATTAAAATATTAAAAATAAGGTATCGACAATAATGTCGGTACCTCTTTTTTTTATGTGTAATGCTCTAATAAGAAATCGATACGCTCTTGAGTTATCCTATTATTTTTCTTGGCTAACCATAATAGAGCTTTTAAATTGTCTAAGACAACTGGCGATTTATCTTTTTGATAGTATCTAATAAACTCCTCAAAAATATAAAATGGTATATCGGTATTATGCTCATAGTCTTGTTGTCCTATTAAATCTATAATGTTATCAAATTGTATAACTTGCTCCTCGGTTAAATCTTTCATAAACTCGTAGGTTAGTTTAGCGTATTTTTCCTCGTACGTCTCCATATAAAACCCTCCTATTTTTTACAAATTATATCAAAATACGAGGTTTTTTTCAAATTGTAAGCGGGTGGCTGTACCGTGGCTGTAATAAAATCTAAAAGTGTTGATATATAAGGGTTATGAGGCGATAGTATCTTACCCCCGCAACCAAAAATAACAAAAGTAGGTAATTTTACCTACTTTTTTAAATTGCTTAAAAGTGCTATTTTACTAGGTTTTAGCGTTTTACTAATTTTTCAAATGTATACAACCTACTTTAAAATGTTTTGGCGTGGCTGTACCTATGGCTGTACACTTGATATAGTTAAATTGCTATTTTTTAAATATTCAAATGTATTATCACGGTGTTTTTTCTCGTATGCGTTGAACACATCACAGTAAATATCTAATGTAGTTTTTATATCGGTATGACCGAGTATTTTTTGTAATACGTTTGCTGGAGTACCAGCCTCGATACATCTTGTTGCAAAAGTATGTCGTAACTGGTGTTGGTTTACATCATAACCTTTATTGATATTATACTTTTGACAAAGTCTTTTAAATGCCATATTAACTTGGCTGGTGGTTATAAATGATTTATTATTTTTATCTATAAACAATAAACCAGTTATATTGTTATCTTGGATATGCTTTAGCAATAACTCCTTTATCTCGTCGTTAAAATATATTGTACGTGTACTACAATAAGTTTTAGTTGTATCTCCCATAATAGTATGGTCGGTTTTATCTTTAGTTAAAGTACGAGTTATATGTATAGCGTTATTATCAAAATCTATGTCGCTCAAATATAAGGCGTTTATTTCTCCCATACGCATACCGCAATACATACTAAGTAAAAACTGTACCTTATATAGTACTTTTTTCTCCTTATTAAATATAACGTCTAAAAACTCCTTTTGGTCTTGGACGGTAAACGCTGATACTTTTTTAGTTGGTTTACTCGATTTTGGTTTTGGGTATTCAAACGTATCCTCAAAAAAGTTATATTTTACGATATTCTTTTTAATAGCTATCTTAAATATAGTGTTAGATAACCCGTAACCTTTTTTAATTGTACTATTGGCGTACTTGGTTAAATATATTAAAAAGTCTTTTACATCTCCGCCAGTTATTCTTTGTATCTCTTTACGAGCTATATAATGACCGTCTATTTGTTTTAATATGTATAGTTTTCTTATATAAGTAATATCGGTTATACGATTTAATTTATATAACTCCTCTATGTAGTTTTTTCCTATTTGATACATAGTAACCTTGGACTTGTCTACGTATGTATCCGTGCGTAATTGCGTGATAAGTTTTTCTAACTTATCCTTAACCTCTTGTCTTGTTTTTCCATAAAAGGTTTTGCGTTTTCTTTTACCGTTGGTCGTCAAAACCAATAGTATACTCCGCAACCCAAACCTTTTTACCTTTGACGGTACGTTGCATAATCGTACCCTCGCCATTTCCTCTTGACCTTTTCTTAGCCATAAAAAATACCTCCTTTTTTAACCAAAACACTTGTAAAAAGTAGGTACTTAGTATATAATTGCTACATACAAAATACGCAAGTGTTTTGTTGTTATGGGTTAAAGTGTTAGTCGTCCAAAACTGTACGCTTTAACCTCTTTTTTATACTTTACGTCTTATCTCTTTAGCTACTCCAATTATAGTAACGGGTAGCTCTTTTATTTGTTTATTAGAGTAAAATGTTGGCTCGTACTCGTCCTCGTTTAGAGGTACTAAAGTAATACCAGCCTCATTTTTTAAGACCTTTTTAAAAGTAACGTTACCGTCTATCATAACGGCACTATGTTGCCCGTTTTCACAGTCGTTAGCTTTTTCAAATATAACAATATCTCCGTGTCTCATATCTTGGAGCCATACTATCGCCTTTAATAGTTAGAGCAAAATATTGCTTATCACTATTTAACCAGTCGCTAGGTATCTCCTCGTAGTCGTCTATATACTCAATAGCCTCAATAGGTATACCAGCTGGTATGTTACCTAGTACTGGTACTTTGTTATTAGCTTTATGCTCCTCAATTAACTCGCTAGGACTTATATTAAAGTAATCGGCAAGTATACCCATAGTATCGCTCCTAGGAAAATTAACGCCGTTATACCAGTCGTTTACTGTTGAGTAAGATATAGATAAGTCTTTTGATAAGTCGGCTACGTTTTTATTTCTCATATCCATATAATACTTTAAGTTTTTTTGAAATATTTTTATACTATTATCTTTATGTTTTCTTTGGTTGATGTATCGATAAACAAATTGGTCGTTATAATTTTTATATTTATGCTTTTTAACAAACTCAATTAAATAATTATAGTATGTCTCTTTGTCTTTTTTCTTAGATAAGTCTTTTATAATTATATATAAGTTATTATATTGCTCTTGTCCAAGCTCCTTTTTTAAATCGACCTTATCCATAATAAAACCCCCTATATTTACGTTACATTTACATTATAATATATTTTACCGTTTAAAACAAGGGTTTTTACAAAAATAATTAAAAAAATTACGTAAAAAACAAAAAACTTTATAAAAGGTTATTGACTTACCGTTAAAACCGTGATATATTTTTAGTGTAATAGAGAGGAGGTATCAAAAATGGAAACCTTAACACTTAGAGCCATAAGGATAAACAAAGGTTGGTCGCTTGAGGAGGCTAGTATTAAAATAGGTGTTAGTAAAGATACGTTGAGTAACTGGGAACGTGGCGAAACTTACCCAAATGTACCTCAAATAAAGCGTATCGAGTATGTATATAATATTGCATACAACAGTATCAATTTTTTGCTTAACGATACCGTTTTAAACGGTAAAAGTGAACAACAAAAGGAGGGTTAAAATATGCGGAGTTAATATTACGCTAGATACTAATATAGATACTGAGCTAGATAAAGTTAAAGAGTTAGTCGCTAGTTTAAATGAGGTCAAAGAAAAAGCTAACCTTATACAGTTTATTAGTATCAAAGAGTTTACCAAGCTAACGGGCTGGAGCGAGAGAACAGTACAAGAGTTATACAATAGACAAGATTTTCCAAGTACCGATTTTGGTAAAGAGAAAAAAGCCGAGGTACACGCTATAATAGATTATTTTAAAGTACCGAGGAGAAAATAAGGACGACTAACACGAAAGGATAATAAAAATGAAAAAGAAAAAAATTAAATGGTTAAATGTAATTAAGTTATTGTTGATGTTATTTTGTATAGGAGTTATATTACACGACTTTTATTACTTAGTTATAGGATATGGTTTTACTTGGTTAGGTTTTGGTACACATATACTTTGTTGGTTATTTGTTAGTATGATTTATGACGATTTTGAGGAGCAAATAAAAAATATCCCTAGCTATAAACCGAGACACGCTAGAGATATTAAATAATATGTTTAAGTATATTTATCGTACTTTAAATATAACACATTTTTTACAAGGTGTCAAAGTATGAGAGAAAAAAATATCGAAAACAAAATTAAGATGTATCTAAAAGGTAAAGGAGCGTACTACGTTAAATACTTTGGTAACTCTTATAGTCAAGTAGGTGTACCCGATATACTAGCTTGCTATAAAGGTAGATTTATAGGTATTGAGGTCAAAAACGAAACGGGTAAGACATCTCCCCTACAAGATTATAACTTGGCAAGTATTAAACGAGCTGGAGGTATTAGTCTAGTAGCTAGGAGTGTTGAGGACGTTAGTAAGGTGTTGGACGGAATTGATAAAACTATATAACTATCAAGAGGAGTACCAAAAATACGTTAAACGTAACTTTATATATGATATGGATACGGGTACTGGTAAAACTATTATGGGTTTAGAACACCACCAAAAGTTTTACAAAGACAAAAAGCTACTAATAGTAGCCCCAGCGTCTAAAATAAACGAGGGTGGCTGGCAACGTACTATTGCCGAACACTACCCACAAATTGAGTATGATACTTGTACCTACAATATGCTAAACAAAAAATACCAAAACTATAAAGATTATTTTGTAATCTTTGACGAGTGCCATAGGTTAAAAAACTCAACTGGAGTTTGGGGTAAAGCTGGTTATAACTTAACTAAAATAGCTAGCGGGTTTATTCTACTAAGTGCTACACCTATGCCGAACGGCTGGGAGGATAGTATTAACTACTTTAAGATGTTTAATTACACACCAAATAAAACGACATTTATACGTAATGAGGCTATAACATCTATGGATATGGGCTACCTAGAAATAATAGGCTGGCGTAACCCAAATAAATTACTAAATATGTGGCACGGTATAAGCCGACGTTTAAATAAGGCTGACGCTACCGACTTACCACCTTTAGTATTTGAGGATATACATTTTAAGCCTAGTAACATCTATAAGGTAATTAAAAAAGATAGAGTATACGACGAGACCTTTTACGATAACCAAATGAAACTAAGACACGGTCTAAGATTATATACCAACCTAGACAGTAAAATCGATTATATACGAGAGTTTATAGAAAACACTAACGACAATATAATCATATTTTATAACTATGACGAGGAGTTAAAACTCTTACAAGATAATATTACTAAAACGACTTACGTATGTAACGGACATCAAAAAAATTATCCTAAAAAAGACGAGTGGGATAGCATAAAAAATACTGTTACACTTGCTAATTACAAAAGTGGTAGTGAGGCTGTTGAGTTTACTTACGCTAATATAATAGTTTATTTTAGCCCAACGGATAGCTACACCGAGTTTTACCAGTCTTACGGTAGATGTTACCGTAACGGTCAAACTAGAAAAGTAACAGCTTATAAGTTTGTTACTGACAATAGTATCGAGGCTGATATTTATACAGCACTTGATAATAAACAAGACTTTAATATAAGTCTTTGGGAAAAACAAAATAATTTAATAATAGATAAGGAGAAAAATTAAAATGGATAAAGAGTTAAAAGAAATGCTAAATAATTTAAAGGAAATGCTAGAAATAGCGACAAGTAAAGATTTTGAAAAAGCTAAAGAAAAGTTTAGCGAAATAATGGACGAGGCTATAAAACAACCTTGTAAGATAACAGTAGAAAAGAATAAAAAAGGCGAGGCTAAAATGGGCGTTGAGGGTCAAAGACTAGCGTTGCTAGTAACTTTAGCTGGAGCTGAAAAAGGTATCTTAAAACAATTAAAATGCAATAATGACGAGTTTGAGTTTATTAAACAGTTTGTAGGTACAAGGGAGGCTGACGATAATGAGTAACCCTAACGTAACTATTGATAGACAAAAATATGTCGGCGGTAGTGATTTACCTAGTATCTTAGGGTTAAATGCTAAATATGGTACTAGCGTGTTTGAGTTTGCTAAGCAAAAAGCGGGTATCATACCTAACCCATTTAAAGGTAATCAATTTACTAAATACGGTCAAGTAATGGAGCCAGTTATAAGAGATTATATAAACGCTAAATACCAAGTTAATTACTTAGAGGATACTATTGTTGATAGTGAGCGTGGATATAGAGGAAATACTGACGGTATCGACCGTAACGCTGATATACCAATTTTAGAGGTTAAAACTTTTGGCGACGAGTTAGATGTTGAGTACTACGCCCCACAATGTCAATTTTATATGGAGACTTTTGACGTAGACGCCGTTAGACTTGTAGGATACAAAAGACCAACTGACTTTTATACTGGTATGGACTATGACTTAGAAAATGACGACAGCTACTTTAATTATGAGTTTGACGATAATAGACTTGTTGAACACGTTATCAAAAGAGATAAAAAGTTATGGGAAAAAATCGAGGAGCGTATCGTAGCATTTAAAAACGCTGTTAATGAGTTAAAAGCTAATAACGATATGAGCGAGGACGATTTTAACAATATCTTTTATGGTAATGACTTAGTAGCGTTGAGTAATAAAGTGGCTGTACTAGAGAATACACTAGCAAGCTACAAAAATATTGAAAAAGAATACAAAGACGTTAAAGAGCAATTATATAAAGTCTTTGAGGATAAGGGTTTAATTAGTGTAGACTTTGGAAATACCAAAATCACAAAAGTAGCTCCTACATCTTACGATACTGTAACAGTAGATACAGCAAAACTAAAAGACGAGGAGCCAAACATCTACGAAAAATACAAAATCACAAAAACAACTAATCGTAAAGGTTATGTGTTAATAACAATTAAGGAGGATAAGTAATTATGGCAATTAAGAGTAATACAGTAACAATACCTTTAGAGGAATACAAAGAGCTATTATTAAAAGATAAGCCATTAAAAGGAAATGACGGCGAAATATTAGAGAGAATATTTAATATAATTGAGCCTAAATTAGAATATAGCGAAAATGATTATTACAGTAATATTGTAATGAAAAACGTAAAAATTAAAGATAGCGACGACGCTATAAAAGAAATATTTAATATGATTAAATATTTAGACTTTGATAGATATATGAAAATGTGGAATAAAGTAATGTCAAATGAAAGAGAACGAAAAGCCCAAGAGGAGTTAATAAAACAAATGAACGAGGCTAAAGAAATTAGAGAGGAGGTTAAATAATGTTACTACCAGCAAATAAACCAAAAGATAAAGATATTACACCTAAGGTATTCTTTATATGGGGTCAAAGTATGAGTGGCAAAACTTACTTGGCTCGTCAATTTCCTAGCCCAGTAATTATAAATACTGACGGAAACGCTAAAAAAGTTGATACTCCTAGTGTAGAGGTATACGACTTTGAGACTTTTGTAAAAGTTTTAAAAGAAATCGAGGACGGTAAACACGATTTTAAAACTATTATAATTGACCTAGTCGACGACGTTAAGACTATGCTACAAAACTACGTATGTAAAAAGTATGGCGTAGACGACGAGGGCGAGGTACCTTATGGCAAAGGTTATCGTGATGTAAAAATGACTTGGCAAAAGCTAATGGTTAGATTAAATCAATTACCATACAACGTTATATTTATTAGCCACGTTGTAGAAATAAGCGAGGATAACCAAACAGTAGAACGTCCAAGCCTAGAGCAAAAATACTACAATATGTGTATGGGTCGTTGCGATATGTCTATCAAATGTAGAAAAGTTGGACAAACTTACTTACAAATGTGCGACAGTAAACGTGATAACTACATAGAGGCTGATGTTAAAGACAAGGACGTACTAGCAATACTTAAAAATATTAAAGGCGTTTTTGCTACTCCAGTTAAGGCTGGAAACGATAGCGAAAAAACAGCAAGCCGTCCACTAAAAGCCGTACCATTAAAAAAGGCTGAGGATACAACTGAGGAGG